TAATGTTCAAATTGTTTCTTAATTAGTTGTCTTAATTTGTACTCTGACATAAATCTCATGAAGGCAGCAGCTGCCCATACCACAAATACTGTAAGGATAGGCCATGACCAGTCTAATAGGTAACTCTTTGTATTAAACAGATAAAAACTAGCATAGTATGACCCCAGAGTAAACGTAGGTAAGAGAATTGCACCTGCATACCATTTAAATATTAGTACTGTAAGAGCTATAATTAAACCTAAACCAAAGGATACACCTATCTCAGCAAAGTCAGACCAGTAAGGTCTACTAATATTTGTACCTTGTAACATGGTAGTAGTAGTAGCTGCTATAAGATCATGATTGTATATGTTACCCACTGGTGTACTAACGACACTATCTAAACCTGATGCTGTCAATGATAGTATAACTATCTTACCACCTAAGTCTGGTAATGCTTCATGTAATGGATATACCTCTGTCTTATACTTAAAATCTATCCATAGGTTACCATTACCATCTACTATCTGTTTACCATACTTTGGTATACGTAGTGCCTCTATTCCACCAGCACCTGTCTTAATCTGATAACTTATATCTCCAGCAGCTGTTCTAATAATCTCCATTGACATAGATGGAAATATTTCACCATTTATATCTACAACCAATGGTACTCTTCTTACTACACCATCAGCCTCTGGACTTACAATTAACATACCTACACCTATTGCTGCATCAGCAAATTCTTTTATAGGTCCAACTGCACCACCATATCTGTATAGCCAACCTTCCCAAGGTTGTCCTACAGCAGCAACACCTCTTGTTACAGGACTACCATCTGTTACTTGTTCTGGTACTTGTCCTATAATTGTAGGTGTCTCTGATAACATCTGTGTAAATGCTTCATCTCCACCAAACCTATCTGGCTCAGCAAATAGCATAGGCATTATAACTAGACCAGCACCACGGCTGTATAGTTTGCGTACCTGATCTGCTAAATCTTTTCTAGGGAATGGCCATTGACCATATTCAGCTAGAGTATCATTGTTGATCTCTACTGTTACTATATTGTCTACTATTACAGTCTCTTGTTGTCTTTGGTGATTGTCTAATGCTTTGAGACGCATTACATCTAGGAACCATGGGTTATAGAATCTTATACCACATAGTGTTATTAGTATCAGTAATGTTACAAAATATTTTTTCATGGTTGTATTACATCATCTCTGGTTGTATTACTTGTATCACTTCTTCAGGTACGTGAGGTGTTGTATGTACATATGCATATTGCCACACATAGTAACTATCAACTATATCACTAATTGGATTCTCTGTCTTTGTTCCTATAACTTCCCTAAGATCAATATTATTTTCCATATTAAATTGATCTAACATCATTTCTTTGTTGCATTACCTTTTTGTGTAGCAAATTTCTTTACCATTGTAGGTGCAACCATTTGAAATGAGTAGTCTCTTTTGTATAATCTATACTTTAATAGACCAGTGTTCTCTCCTATATGGAATACTTTACCTGTAGCACCAAACGCATAGTCTTCAATAAAGACATGATGTATATCATATAAATCTAATACACCCATAGCCCATTTAGCTATGAAATCATATTGTTGTATTTTTAAACTAAATTTTGGTAAATGTGTTCCAGCAAAAGTAAATCTACCGTCTTCTGTTATTTTTACATTTTTTTGTACTGTGGTACAATAATGAAAATCAATCTCTTGTCCTACATTAATACATATTGAAGGGCTTGATGTACTATAATCTATTCCAGCTACGCATCTTTTTTTAATCTTCATCATCCATCCAATCAACACCTCTTCCAAATCCAGCATTGTCAGTAGCTTCCATACCACCAAGGTAACCTGTCTCACCTACATTGTCTACATAGTATAGCTTCTTCCACAGATGACCCACAAAATGGACAGAGCTCAGGACCAGGTTTTAGTTTTAACTCAACCTCATCAGGATCATATATTACATAATACATTGAACCACAACTATGACATTCATATTCTTTTTTGACAGGAGCTTCCATTAATTTACCTTTTTTTATTTCTTCTTTTTAAGAGCTTGTATACGCATGTCCATTTGTTTAAATTTAGCTAATATGCTTTCTGGAATAATGTCTTTACCTCTTTTTATTCCTAATTCTATACCTACATCACGTCCAGCTCTAAATCCCCATGAAGCTGTTATCAAGCAAGCTATAAAACCTATAGCTACGTGTATCCAAAATGTGTCCATTATTCTCTCCTATTGTGCCCAAACTTCTGACCAGTCACCACCTAATGCACCTTTAGCATAGTCGGTTGCTCTGTTCTCAAAGAAGTTTGTATGTGTGGGTGCATTAATCATTTCCTCGACCCACGGTAGAGGGTTCTTCTTTACTTTATATATACCTCTCATACCCATAGAGATTAATCTCCTATCAGCAATGTATCTTATATATTCTTTTATCTCTGTATCTCTTAGACCTTCTACTTTACCCATTGTAAAGGCTAAGTCTATGAATTTGTCTTCTAATTCTACCATCTTCTCGCATACATCATATATTTGACCTTTTGTCTCGTCATTCCACAACTCTTTATTCTCTTCAACATATGTTCTGAATAGTTTAATTAGACCTTCAGTATGCATAGTCTCATCTACTATAGACCATGTAACTATCTGACCCATACCCTTCATCTTACCATGACGTGGAAAGTTTAGTAGCATAATGAATGAACTGAATAATTATAGACCTTCTGTAAATGCACTTATAGCAGCAATCTTTACTGGTACGCTTGCACCGTTCATAATTTTACTCTGGAAGAACTCATGCTTCTCTCTCATAGCATCATATTCATTGAACTCATTGTATGTTGTATCTGGCATACCTAATGACTCTATAAGATGACTATATGCAGCAATGTGTAGAGCTTCTCTAGCAGCAAAACCTGACAGCATCATTCTTAGTTCTGGTTGTGGAAAGTGTGGTAGATAGTTAGTGACATAACCTCCAGCAACATCTATATCAGATTGTGTAAAGAATCTGAATACATTAGTTAAGAAGAACTTCTCTTCTTGTGTTAGTCTTAGTTTCCAATCTTTAACATCTCCCATCATAGGTACTTCAGTATGTAACCAATGTGATTGCTCATGCTTTAACCACATATCATATGCCCATGGGTAATGAAACGGTTTAAAATATTCTCTTTGATCTGTTACTTTTAGTTTTTTTTCCATCTATCCCTCGCATGCCAGACACTCTTCTGGGCTAGTAGCCAAAACAGTCATGTCTAGTTCTTTGATTATGTTACGTTCGATACCTCTTGATATCTTATCAGCCTTACCTATCTTCTCACTTCTACAATAGTACAAGGTCTTCAACCCAGACTTCCAGGCTAGGAAGTGTACAGCATGTAGGTATTTAATGTTAGCGTCTGGTCTAAAGAATATGTTAAGTGATTGTGCTTGGTCAATATACTTCTGTCGATCAGCAGCATGCTCAATTAACCATCTCTGATCTATTTCCATAGATGTCTTATATAATTCTTTCTCTTCATAAGATAGACATTTAACAGTCTGACAGCTACCTTCATTAGATATAATAACACTCCATATCTTCTCATAGTCTAATGTACTATCTGCTTCACACTTCTTCTTTATTAAAAGGTCTAGGTACTTATTCTTATTTAAATACGCTCTTATTAAGGGTAAGTGTGAAGCAGACAGTAGTTTAGATTATGATAAGATATGGGGTAACATAATTTCTAATGAAGGTAGTTGTCAGCTACTTAAATGTCTCACTGATGATGAGAAAGAATTGTATAAGACATCCATGGAAATAGATCAAAGGTGGGTAATTGAACATGCTGCTGATCGTCAAAAGTATATTGATCAAGCACAATCACTTAATATATTCTTTAGACCTGATGCTAATATAAAGTATCTTCATACTGTACACTTCCTAGCCTGGAAGTCTGGTTTAAAGACATTATATTACTGTAGGAGTGAGAAGATAGGTAAGGCTGATAAGATATCAAGAAGTATTGAACGTAATATAATTAAAGAACTAGACATGACAGTTCTGGCTACTAGTCCAGAAGAGT